CTCGCACTCCACGCATCTGAACCCTGGAAAGTCTCCGTGTTTCTCACATGTTCCGCTCATAAATTTTCCTCTAGGAAGGCGTCCCACGGGACGAGGTTCATAACCCTCTGAATATCAGGGTGTGCTGCAGACGAAGTCCGAAGCTTCCTAATGTGCGCCCACTCTGCAGCGTCCGCTGTAACGACGATCTCAGTCCTCAAGGCGTTCGGCAGGACGGCTCGGGCTTGCTGGGGTTTAAGTCCGTATCGGATCAGTACGTCGTAAGTACTTTCAACATTCTCGCAGGATATCTCGAATAACCTTCGCACCTCGTGCGACCACTCTTCAAACCCGCCGGGTTCGATAAACTCCATATCCTTACCGGCATAGTTCACATAACGAGTACTCTCCTGAGCGAAAGAGCAAGGACGATGGCGAACCAACTCATGGGATACTCCTCTGTCGCAGATAAACTTGGCGGAGTAGCGATGTAGGTCCTTCGGGATCTCGTCGTGGGGGCATGCTTCCCAGTTGCCTGAGTAGGCATCTGAAGTCATGCCGAACAACTTTCCGTACTGCTTGACGAACGGGACGAAGATTGGGTCGTAGCCAATATAGTTGAGCCGTTCAAACCACGCAGTAAGGTTCCCCCCGAAATAGATGTAGTTTTCATCATGCTCGCAGGTAAGGAACTTACCAAGCATGGCTACCAAGGCGTCTATGTATTTGCATGATTCGAGGTCATGCCGAACAACGAAATTCGAATGCTCGACCATAGCCAGATGCCCCGCCTTGATAAGGCGCTTGACGAAGCCCTCCGCGCTCGTCGTAGTGATCCGGTCTTCCGACCGGTAACAAGTACGTCCAGCCATCTCGATGAACTTCAAGGCGTTCTCATAATCAGTAGGCACCGCGCCGAAAAACTCAACACTTGGCTTCACTATTTTCATTTCTATTCTCCTCCCGCTCAAGAATTTCAATTATCCTATCAACCCCGTCGGTAATGCCTTCCCAAGGCATAAGCTGCGCAGCTACCCACAACTCGTGGGCAAGTTCTTCGATTGTCACTTCGTGGTCTCCTCCAACATCCAATCAGGTTTCCAGATAGGGTACTGGTCAAAGACCAGAGTGAACTTCTCGTGACAGTGCGGGCACTCACTCGTCGCGCCTAGCTCGACTTCCTTACCCAAGTACTCGCAGGCCACATCGGCGAGGCAGCAGCGCATGACTCCTCCTGACTGGATTCTCGTTTCTTCGAGTTTCATCTCTTCTCCCTCCAATTCCGGCAAGGCCGGGTTGATGTGTAGTAAATCCACCCTGCGGGCAGGGTCCGGATAAACCGGGCAGCTTCTCCGTAGGAGACGGCTTCGCCGATCGTCTCCGCTCCGGGGCTGACCGTCCGATCGTAGTCCCTTCCCCCTCCGTCATACTGCTTCTTTGCTCGGTGGATGTAGATCATTCGTCCTCCTCGGCGAAGCTGATCTCTTCCTGCTTGTCCTTCGTGAGGACGACTCCGTCGAAGTCTCCGGAGGCAACAAGTGCCCTAGCTATTGACTTTGCCATCGACAGTCCGTCATCGAAGAACGTACATCTGAATCCTTGGTATCTTTCTTTGTAAGTTGCTTCAAGCCTGTATGTATTCATTACTCTTCTCCGAAGATATTCTCTGGTTCAAGACGACCCACATCTCGCCTGCCTCTTTTGCACTCCTGGCGCATGGGTCGTAGTACCCTCTGACGCCTATGGAGTTATCGCAGTCCATGCAGTGCGCCGCCCACTCAGTCTTGGAGTGCTGGCAAATACAGACTCCTCCTCCGCATTTTGAGCGTCTTACTTCTTCTGGGTCAATCATCCCTCTCCTCCTCCTCCTTTCGCTTCGCGAAGTATCTTCTCGACTTTGTCTCTCGGCATCCAGACGATCACTCCCATGTCTAGCGTCCCGCTATGAAGTAGTGGCTGATTTGTGCCGAAGCTGATCACTGTCCAGTTCTTGTGCGCGTAGTCCGCTCTTATCAGGCAGCTGTCCAATGCTTGGATATTGATGTTGTCGTCACCTACCTTAGCAAGTAACTCAGTTATTCCTATCATCCCTCTCCTCCCTGCGCCTCTGTCACTTCATGACATATAGCGTCAATTATCCTTCTCAGTTTCTCGTTCTCCGGCCTGTTCTCGTGCGGCGTTGTGGCATGGACGAAGTTCTTGCCTACTACAAAGTAAAAGTTCTCGTCGTCTATGACGACTTTCCTGCGGATACATGGTTCGCCTTTCATTCCTTCCCTCCAATCTTCCCACTCCCTGGTAACGCCGGCAGCTTTGCCAGCTCCTCAGCAGTCTCTATGAGACGTTGCGCAGTAAACCCAAGCCGACGACAGGAGACATTAATTTCCCAAGTAGCCTGAGACGCAGAAGAGAACCATGTCCCGGCACCAAGGTTCTTCGACTTGTTCGCCTCGACCAGAGCCTTCATCTCGATCAAATCCCGCTTCAGTTTGGTATACGACCCGAACCTCTTGGACAGCCACGTTTTTAATGTGGGCCTGGAAATATACATCCTCTGAGTATCAATTTCATACCTGACGTAAAGCGCTCCTCGCGGTGCCTCGATCACCTGACAGCCTTGGCGCGCTAGCGCGCTTCCCTTCACGATCAGCCTGTTGCCGGCATGATCGTCGAGGAACTGAGCAAGGATGGTGACGGAGTCACCGGACAACTCCTGCTTGTCGGTCCTCATCTCTCGGATAGTCTCCTCCGCCCACTTCATGACCGGGGCGATCTCGAAGTCGATAAGGCCAAGCCGCTTCGCGATTAACCCGCCATAGATGGCGACGCTTGCGATCGCCGACCAGAACCTCTCGCCGCCTTGAGTGGCTGCCTTTGCCTCGATCCTCGTTTTTATTTTATCGAGGTCTGCCCGCAATCCCTTGACGTTTTTCACCAGCCATTTAGCATACTTCTCCCCAGCGTGCCCGAAGTTCTCGGTTATGGTCCAATAAAGATCGGTAGTCAATGGTTCTACAAACAGCGCATGCTTATTAACGTAGTACTCAAAGACCCGGTTTATCTCCGCCGAGGCGTCAACTTTAGTTGACGACAACTTGTCGACAAGTGACTCGTTCGAACTGGTGACGGCGAGAGTGTTCCACCGGTTGAGGTTACTCAACTCTTTCGAGTCCCGGCCAAGGCGAGTACGCTCCCTACCTTGCGTGATCTGGTACAGGAGGTTGGAGACCTTCATCGCCTCCATGTTGGTGACTTCGTCGATGGTAAGCGGCAAGGTGTTATACACGCCAAGCCTGGAGATCATCGACAGATCGGTGTCGTTCTTCGTCATCATCAGGTCTTGGTGAGCGCCCCAGACCGACTGGATCATCATAAGAAGAAGCGTCTTCCCGGCGCCCGACTGCCCGACCATTGAGATCGCCGCACCGTCGAAACCGGTGAACTTCATCAGCGGAGCGCCGAAGCCTCCAGCGAGGAGTGCAAAGGCGAACGGCTCCATCCCTGGCTCGTTCAACACTCGCGTAGCTTTTACCCACTCGCTGAGTTCTCCCGCTGTCCGGTACCCGCCGGCAGCCGTCGGCACGTTGTGAGCAAGGCTCGCCTCTTCGGACGAACCGTCTGAGTGAAGAATCTTCTTCCCAAGGACGAACATCTCCTTACCATCTCTGGCTGTCGCCCAGCCCATCTGGCACAGGTAGTGCGACATCCGTCGCATCCTCTGGAGTTTACTCTGGTATCCTTCCATATAATTCACCATGAATTTCTTGTCTCGGGTCCCGACCACCTTAATATGATTATCTCCAAGGAGAGTTATCAGCGCTTTCGGGTCGTTGACCATCGACGACCTGACAGTACACTCCAAGTTGCCCTCGTGAGGGAGGGAGTGCTTTATCGTCATCACTTCGTAGCCGAGGGACTGGTCATACGCCAGTCTGTCGACGTACAAGTCGCAGTCGTAGAAACGTACCCATTGCCCGTCGTTGTCAACGTACAGGCCATCCTGGCTTCTCCTGAAACCATCTGGAGGAGGACACTGTTCTTCGACCGGCGCAAGCTCCTTCGGCTCCGGCTTGCCGAGGACGATCGGACTCTTTATTTTGCCATTACTCGGACAGCCGATACATCCCGTCGGATTCAGTTCGCCGAACTTGGCACAGGTCGTCGGGCCGACGCCGGTTCCTCGCCATTGGGCGATCTTCCTGCTTGTCTCCTCTGGAGAGTAGTCAGGATGTCCTGACGACCACTCCTGCGCTGTTGCTTCGCCGTCTTCGCAGTGGATGACAAGTCCTATGGTGTTGTACCATAACGGCTCCGTGACGTTGCCCTTCGCCTCGCGAACCTCGCGAACTTGTGCGCACTTATCCGCGACGCGGTCGGCGTTGCTCGGGGGACCTGTCGGCCCGAGACCGGCGTAGAAGTCAGCATTGACATCTACCGACTTCGGGGGGAGAATCATCTCCCGGTTAATCTTCTTCCTCTTCGCGGCTTCGCCGAGCAGGTTTACGAAGTCGAGGAATCCTACGGGTTCGACATCCTTCAGAAGAAGGACTTGCTTCTCTTCCTTACCAGGCTTCCGGTTCGTTGTCCCTGGCGGTCTAAGAACAGAGGCTGAGTCACTTGTCCTGGAGGAGTCTCCGCCGAGCGGAGGT